GGGTGGACAAGGATACATTACCCAAGTGGTTGAAGTATGCCGATCGGTTGGATAAAGAGTTACAAGCGTTGTTCGCTCGGTCGATCGTGAAGTCATCTACCAAACAAGCCATGGCGGTATCTAATAAGGAGTTTGTCAAATGGGCGACAGACAATCAGTGGTTATTCTAAAAGTAGGTGATTGGTGTTTGCACAAGGATATGGTAGTTAAGATTGTGAACGATAAACCAAAAAGCGGTAGGTATTTGGTTGAGTATCAGCACAATGGGGAAGGGTTTTTAAGTTATATAAAACAGTCCCGCCTTACCTTACTACCCAAGGAACTAAACCCAATACTGTCTGACAGTATCTTAACAAGGAGTTACTATGAAATTGACGGCTGAACAACGTGTGCAAAAGTCGCACGTCGCATTGATGAATGACCCTAAGTATTGTTTGTATTCGGGTATCTTTATGCTCGGGCGCACCGAGGTAGACGACAGTGTGCCTACTGCATGCACCGATGGGCGCAACATATTCTACGGACGTAAGTTTGTAGACAAGTTGAAGGATACCGAACTCAAGGGTCTAATCTTGCACGAGAACTTGCACAAGGCATTTCGTCATACGACTGTATGGAAACATCTTTATGAGAAGAATCCGCAGTTGGCGAACATGGCATGCGACTATGTGATTAACCTGATGATTCATGACTCTGACCCAACAGGCGCGATGGTTACGTTGCCCGAGGGTGGTTGTCTTGATGAGAAGTATCGGGGCATGGACGCGGGGCAAGTATTCAAACTATTACAAGAGGACAGTAAAAATGGAAAAGGCGATGGTGATGGCGATTCACAAGAGGAAGGTGGGCAGGGCTTTGACGAACACGACTGGGAGAGTGCCAGTGAAATGTCCGAGGACGAGAAACAAGCACTCGCTCGTGAGGTCGATCAAGCACTAAGACAAGGTGCGCTACTTGCGGGGAAACTAAATGGCAACGTCCCGCGAGAAATTAGCGAAGCCATGGAAGCCAAGGTGAACTGGCGCGAAGTCCTGCGAGACTTTGTATCGTCCATCTGCAACGACAAGGACAACGCTACATGGCGACGTCCGAATCGTAGACTGGTTGCGTCGGGTGTGTATCTACCTAGCGTGATTGGCGAGGCGGTTGGTCGTATCACTGTGGGTATTGATATGTCGGGGTCGATCGGGCAAGATGAGATCGGGCAGTTCCTCGGCGAGTTGTTGTCAATCTGCAATCACGTTCAGCCCGAGGGTATTGACTTGTTGTATTGGGATACTGCGGTATGCCAACACGAGAAGTATGAGCGTGGCGGGTATGAGTCCCTGATGAGTTCGACTAAGCCTATGGGCGGTGGTGGCACTGACCCATCGTGTGTATCTGACTACATCTTGGAACATAAGATGAGACCCGAGTGCGTAATCATGCTGACTGATGGTTATGTATCAAGTTGGGGACGTTGGGCGCACCCTGTGTTTTGGGGTATTACAAGCAAGAACATTACTGCTGACTGCGGTATTTCTATACATGTTGGAGAGTAACTATGATTACTAAAGAAGAAATAGAAAAGGCGGGATTTACAGTCTTGCCTATTGGTGGGTGGATTCGTATTAGTCCCGAGATTATTCCGCACGATTGGGAAGATGTATGCAAGGACTTTAATATTGACTCTAATTGTCGCAGTGTGATTTTATGTATAGCAGGTGTTAAAGAGGAGAACGATGATGGCGAAGGCTAATGGATTTGAAACATTGATGTTGAAGGTTGAAGCAAAAGAGAAGTTCCGTAAGGCGAAGGCTAAGATGGAACAGGACTTGGGTGTAGAACTCACACACTCAAATGCTATCGAGATATTGGCAGACCAAATACTGTCTGACAGTATTAAGTTAAAGATGAGGATCGTGCCTATGGAGGAATAAATGTTAAAGAAACCATGGTGGGAAAAGCGTAGGAAGGAAAACGCGATTGACAAAACCCACTACAAAAATTGGTGTGTGATTGAGGTGCTTGAGTTAGAGACAATACAAGACCCAAGCGTGTGGGCGCCAAGGATAACTGGCAAAACTGTATATAAAGCATGCGCCAAACTTAACGTGCCTATGATATATGACGCCGAAGGTAATAGAAGGGCAAAGCCGGTATCAGATAATCTAACTAAGCACGAAGCACACGCAGTAGCAAAACTTTTGAATACAACACAAGGAGAATTACTATGATTAGCAACTCAGCGATGTTAGTAGACCTAAACATTTCGGTGTGGACTGGTCGCAAGATGGATAAGAAAGTATCCGAAGAAGTAGACGCAAGTAAGGGCACGAAAGCGCGTGCGGGTAATTACCATAAGAAGTTATTGGCGGGGACAGATAAGTTAGAAAAGATACAGAAGATCGTATCTGCTGTCCGCACTTGGAACTATAACAACACGTTGCCATGGAGTGATGGCGGTAGTCGGTTGTTGCCAATGAAAAACTTCTTTGCGTATAAGGCAACGCTCAACAACTTTGAGCAACAGTATAACCAAGCGGTTGATGAGTTTCTGCAAGAGTATCCGCAACTGGTATCAACTTCCGCCTTTACGCTCGGCAATTTGTTTGACCGAGGGGAATATCCTGACGCAGATAGTTTGCGTGGTAAGTTTGGGTTTAAGTATGTGTTCTGCCCTGTGCCTGACGCAGGTGATTTCAGAATAGATGTTGAGGAACAGGCTAAAGCTGAACTACAACAACAATACAAATCCTACTATGAGACCAAATTAGCCGAGGCTATGAAGGACGCATGGACTCGTCTACACGATACGCTCAAGCATTTGAGTGATCGTATGGACTATACGGACGAGAATAAAAAGAAGTTTTGGGATAGCACTATTACCAATGCTACCGAGCTATGTGGTTTGCTTACTAGCCTGAACGTTACCAATGACCCCAAGTTAGAGGAAGCTCGGCAGAAGTTAGAGAAAGCATTGGCGGGGGTTGAGCCCGAGGATATCCGCGAGAGTGAGGCAATCAGAAGTAACGTGAAGTCCAAGGTTGATGAAATTCTAAACATGTTTTGAAATGAAGTTCTTCATTCTGGTGGGTGTGTTCTTGTTACTTTGGACTAAGGTTTTAATAATCAAGATGTCCGTCGAGTATGCGCTAGATTACAAAACAGTCTATGCGTGTAGCGAAGTAACCAAGAAAGACCCGCCTGATGTGGTGAAGTTATGTGAACGACTAACAAGGAGGAAGTATGAGTGATCTTATTGTTTTGATTAGTTTGATATGGGGCGCGGTCATGACTGGCTTTATGTTTTATTACCGAGAGCGTGCTGAAAACAGAACCAAGGCGATATTGCTTTTGGGTATGTCAATTAGATTGATCGCCGAAGGTAGGGCAAAAGTAGTTTTGGACGAAGATGGCGACGCTAGACTAGTGGAGGTCAAAGATGGGATATAGAAGCGAGGTGGCATTTTACCTACGAGTTAAAGAGCCCGAAAAGTTTGTATCGCTGATGAAGTTGAAGGCGGACGACACACTAAAAGAAATGCTCGATAACATGTATTACATAACGGATAGTGGGTCTCCATGTATTTTGTTTCAACACAACTATTGGAAATGGTATGAAGAATCACACCGAGCACTCCATACGCTTATGGATATGGCTAAGAATTACGACGAAGATTTTGCGTGCAAGTTTGTTCGATTAGGTGAAAACGCAGACGACGTTGAAGAAATAGCGTTTGGAGGAATGGGTTGGGATTTAGATTATCCGTATGTAGTAAGAAATATTGATGTGGGGGCAAAACTCGAACAGTTGCAAAAAATTATCAAGGAGGAAGATCATGCTACAACAAGTTAATATTGATACAAACGTGCTATCAGAACCGATCAAGGTTTTGTTGGACGATCTGATGATAAAGCACAACAAGTTGCAATACTGTCTGACAGTATCAGCAAAGCAAGACGCAAATAACCCTGAGTTTTGGACACTGATATTTAGAGACCCGCGCTTTGATGAGAAAGAGGTTGGGGCGGTCGGCACTGTGCGGTGGGCTTGGGGTTCTCGTAACGACAAAGAGTATGTTACGACGTCCCGCAAGATTCAGAACGATCGTTTCCATGCTTGGAACAGGGACGAGCATAGGTCGAAACGGAGTAAAGACCCAAAGAAAGCTATCAAACATATCTTGGAGTTTGTTAAGCCGTTTGAATGGATTGAGTTGGTTGCCGAAGAACGCAACAACGCGCTCAAAGCACATGCAAATTGGAGAGACGAGAGCGACGGCTTGCAGTGGATGTTTAGACCCGGTGCAAACGAAGTGGCTGAAGAACTACAACATCTTTTAAGTTTGGGTGTTACGTTCAAGACTGAAGCGTTTAAGCGTATGGTCGAGAAGTTTCCTGAATGGCAAGAAAACCAACGGCGTAAAAGCATACAACCAAAGGCTGACTCAGTTATGTTCCGTGATGACAAGGTTATTTATATAACCCACGACGGAGTTCAAGCCGAGTTACCTAGTGCTGACGCTCTACCCGAGAAACATAGAGATGCCATAGCCTTACTAAAAATCATGGGCGACGAGCAGATTATTCCCGAGGTCGGATATAAGGGTAAACACCAAAAATATTTTGTGTATGTGTAGTTGATTTTGTAATTTAGTGTAGTTACAATCATTAGACATATTACAAAATTAAGGAGTAGTGGTGCTTAAATCCGACGAGGAAAGGAAACGGCGGTTTGATGAAGACGTCAAGCGTTTGCTTGATTCTTTCAAAAATCGTCCTGCCACTATCCGAGTTCAGTTTATCGGGCACGATGAAGTTCACATGTTGGGGGGCAAGATGTTTATACCCCCAGTAGTTTCGTGCAAAGTAAATCACCTACCTGCGTTTATTACGGACAAGGTCGCCATACTTAAAGTGCATGGCGAACGCGGTTATGTGGAAGGCATAGGCAAGTGGTTGAGCCCGGATAGTTTTTATATAGATGTAACACCAAACGAATGGGGAGATTTCCATGAGAAGTTATCAAGTGCACGACGACATGGGACTATTACGGATTTTTAATTGGAAAGATGAAGCCGAACGCTTTATGGAAGGTAAGGAAGATATGAAACTTGTTGTAGTTAAATCGGTCAAGCGTGAGGTTGAAACACCATACGCACTGGCTATGCGATTGTGCGGGGAGGCTTTGTTTTGAACGAACAAGATAAAGAGATGTTGAGAGATGTGTTTGCGGGCTTGGCTTTGGTCGGGATCATAGTTAAGTATGGCGGTGAGGATACGGAGTCTGCGTCCTTAACTGCGTATGAGTATGCCGATCAGATGATGAAAGCGCGTGAACCAAAAGAACCCGAGGAAGCGGGTATTGTTGCAGTAAAACCTAAAAGGAGAGTGAAATGAAAAAAGCATTATTAGTATTAGTTGTTGGTATGTTGTCATGGAACGTGCAAGCACAAATCAAGTGTGAGCGTAGCCCAAGCGGTGGGACATGTTGTTGGGACATCAGAACTGATGGACCGTTCCGTCCAATTGGATGCTGAAAGAAGTTTATGACAACGCCTGAGAAAAAAGTCAAAGACAAGGTAAAGAAGTTACTAGCCGAGGTCGGCGCTTACTACTTCATGCCCGCTACTGGTGGGTATGGTAGATCAGGAGTGCCTGACCTTGTCGCTTGTATCGGCGGTAAGTTTGTCGGTATCGAGTGCAAGGCAGGCAAAGGTAAACCCACTGGGCTTCAAGAGAAGAACCTGATGGATATATCTAGTGCAGGTGGCTATGCGATTGCGGTTAATGAGAATGGGATTGAAACGCTAAAGACATTTCTAAACGTGTTGCACAAGCGGGAACAGAAAGACGTCGGTGCGTTTTTTGATTTGTTAAAGGGGACAGATGATGAGTGAGCCGATACCGTTTTTTGGGTGGTTGCAAGACGTAGAAGATACAGAGCAAATGTTGCGTCAGCAAATACATATTGTGCAAGCAGAGTTAGATAGGTTGAAGGAAGAAAACACTGCGTTGCGTAAACGTGTTGACGAACTATTGTCGGAGAAATGGTAATGAACCGATCGGGAAATAATGCTCAAGATGTAGGCAACACCAAGCAAACTTTACCGAAAGGGAAAGAATGAACGCAGACCAATTAAAAATACTATGCAAAGGCTTAGAGGACGCCATGACAGGTCTTGAGACCATGATTCAGTTTAGCAAAACACAAGCAGACCGAATAGCGGAGTTGGAAAAGCAATACGATGCTATGGTCATGTCTTTTGAAGCAAGGTTGGCTACTCGTGGCTATGAAATTCAAATCAAAGACCAACAAGACCGAATAGCGGAGTTGGAACAAGCAATAAAAGATGCAGACGAATGGCTAGAGTCAGGGGAGGGTGTAAGTCTTTGCTATTACGCATTTTCAAACGCAAATCCTAAATCCATAAAAATTATTAAGGAGATTACAGGGTGAACGCATACGAATTAGCAGACCAAGTAGAAATGTGGGGCGAGGATTTGCTTGCTTTAAATATGAAAGGTGGCATCCCCGTAGTTCAGGGTGCAAAGATGCTACGCCAACAAGCAGACCTAATACGAAATTTGCAAAAGTCGCTTGGTTTTAAAAATAGTGGATATGAAACTATTAATTTAACACCACAAACAAAGCCATTAAGTGATGAGGAAATAAAAGAACTTATTGTTAATAAAGTAACTGATTATGAATTGTGCAGAGCAATAGAAGAAAGGCATGGGATTAAATGATTACGACCATTGTTAATTTACTGATCTTGTTTGTGGCTACGTTTGCCATGTTAATTTTTATGTTGGTATTTGGGTTCTTTGTGTTCATTATGTTTGCTTGCGCATACATTGGGTGGCAGGAGATCAAAGCGATGCCCATATCGGAAATGTGGGAAAGGTTGAAGAAATGAATCACGACAACGTAAATAACCCCAAACACTACACGTCGCACCCTAGTGGTATTGACTGTATACAAATTACAGAACACATGAGTTTTTGTTTGGGCAACGCGATGAAATACATATGGCGCGCTGACTTAAAGGGCGATGCGATTGAGGATTTAGAAAAAGCAGTTTGGTATGTTAAACGAGAAATCGAGAGGAGAAAACGTGAAAATTGAAGCCACGATGGTTAGAGAAAACAAAGATGGGTCGGGAGTTGTTACGCTTGACTTTGATAAAGAGGGCTTGCAGTTTTTAGTGCAAGAGGGATTTATAGCAATTATTAAGGATTACCTAAAACAAAATGAGAACGCGAAGAAGGGTATCGAAATGCGTAAAAGAGCCGAAGCGCGTAAGACACGCGCAAGTGCTACGGCTATTAAAGGGAAACCCAAAAACAATAAGCGAAGTAGCAAAGTATCTACGCGTTCATAAGTATACGGCGGGTAGGTATTTAAAAGAGTTATTGCAAGACGGCAAAGTTGTATTACATACGGACGGCACAATACCAATTAAGTATAGGAAAGTAAGATGAAGGTAGAAAAAATAGGAAACACACTAAACATGGTGCATGCCAAGTTCGGTATAGATAGCATTGATTTAATGTTGCTTGGTGTGGGTATGAACGAGCGAGTAACCAACGTGTTGGAAGATTGTAAGCACTTGGGGTCGCCGGCAAACTTGCACTCGCGCCTGACCAAGAAGCTTGTCAAAAAGAAGTTGGTAAAGCTAACACCATGCGATAGCGATGCTCGGGTCAAGTATGTAACCGAGGGCGCAAGACTAAAAGACCTTGAGGAAATCTTATGAACGAGGGCGTAAAGCTTTTGCTCGAGCGCATCAAAACACACCCCGAGGAGTTTATGAAGGGTGGTCGGTGGATTCGTCTTTTAGCCGAATACAACGAATATATTCCTGATGAATTAAAACCACTTACCGATGAGGCACGAAAGCTAGTGGCAGATGAATTTACTAGAGATGTTATGAAAGAACTATTAGATTCTGAGGAAGAAGATCCTTTTGATGAGGCTCTTAAAAGGGCAAAACACAATCAAAGTCTATCGACTAGAACAATATTTGGAAGGCTAAAGTATGACTCAGTTGAAGAGAGTTAGGGAGATTGACGGACACAAAGTCCTACGTCCCGCGAAGTCCCACCCAAATCCCGATCATTGGTTTCAGTTGCGTAACCTAAAAGCGTTACAACAAATGTATCAATGCGGAACATGTTGGCGGTCAAGCGAAGAATACGCTATGGAGTTACACCACCGACACTACGACACATGGGGTGAGGAAACTATCAACGACGTGATTATGTTATGCGAATCTTGTCATGATGGGATTACAGAATCAATTAGAAGTAGACGTCGGGCGCTTGGCGATCAGACGTTGCGAAAGGTTTTGACGAGGGAGATTAAACCAAAACAATCTTCCAAGCCAAAAAAGAGGAAGGTAAAAGTTCCTAAAACTGTGCGGACGAAAGAGATCAAACGATCACGACGTCCATAATTTAAATAAAGAGGAGAGTAACATGCCAAAAGGCTATACACAATATGAAGTTGAATTAAGCGGTGATTCATTGATTATGCACAACGGACAAACGGCAGACCCGCTTAATCCGTTTAGCAAAGCTATGAAAGAAATTAGTAGCAAGCGCAAGAAAACCGATACAGACTATGAAGCTATGGCAAACATCGAGTATCGTGCAGGGCTATACCTAAACAAAAAGAACGAAGTAATTGTCCCAAGTCGTGTGCTTGAGTCGGTGCTTGTAGAAGGCGCTAAGAAAAGCAAGGAAGGTAAATTGGCATTATCAGGTATGTTTGTAGATACCGATGCTACGTTTACATACGAAGGCGGAACAATGACTGTCGATCAGTTGGTTGAGAGCGAAGACCATCGTATCTGTGTTGCGGTGCGTGTTGGTATGGCAAAAGTTATGCGCACGCGTCCGCACTTCAAAGACTGGACTGCTAAGTTCAAAGTATCTATTAACTCAGACGTAGCAAACGAAGCGCAGTTAAAGCGTTGGGTTGAAGACGCAGGCTCGTACGTCGGCATCGGCGATTGGAGACCACGTCATGGTCGCTACGAAGTTAAAAAGTTCGCAGCGGTAAAAATGCCACTCAAAAAAGTAGCTTAACTTGGGTATCTCGGCGAGATTAGGCGGGGCTGGGTTTGGGTTTCTTGACTAGCTACGGCGGGGTCTGGTCGGGTGAGGAAAGGTTCGGTATGGATTTCTTGGTCGGGCGAGGTTGGTCGCTGTGCGGCGAGGTGAGTCACGGTAAGGGTTTCAGGGTTGGGCATGGTGAGTTCAGTTCGTGCCCGGTTTGGCAAGGGTATTGCGGTTCCCACTAGGCGGGGCGAGGTGTGGTGCGGTGAAGTCTGGATCGGCAAGGTTTGGGTATCGCGGTTCTAGCGCGGTACGGCTCGGCATGGTCGGGCACGGCGAAGTTTGGTAAGACACGGAGTTCTAGGTTCGGCATGTTATAGCTAGGAGTGGCGGGATTCGGTCAGGCAAGGAGTTCGCGCTCGGGCATGGCTCGGTTCGGTACGATACGGCGGGGTGAGTTATGGCAAGGAGTTCGTGGCTCGGCTAGGCGCTGTATGGCGAAGGTCATGTAAGGCATGGCATGGGCATTATGGCTAGGTCAGGTAGTTTCAGGTTGAGTCAGGTAATGTTAGGTGGGGCAGTGTGGGGCATGGATATCAAGGAGAAATTAAATGACAAATATATTAAGTTTTGAAGGCATTACAACTTTAGATTTAGACCCCGATATGGTGTTGCAAAACAATATTGGAAAGTTAGAGGGATTTGTGCTTGTAGGTTATACGACAGACGGTAAAGAGTATCTATGCTCGACATTTGGGGATACCCCCACTATACTTTGGCTACTCGAGCGCGCTAAAAAACAAATACTAGAAAACGCAGATGACGATGAAGATTTTGACGATTGACTTTGAAACGTATTACGACAGAGAGTATTCTTTGTCGAAGCTTACGACCGAGGAGTACGTTCGCGATGATCGGTTTGAGGTTATCGGTGTAGCGGTAAAGGAAAACGATGGCGAAACTGTTTGGTATGACAACAAACACATGACCGAGTCCCGCTTTGCCAAACTATACGACTGGAAGAACTGCTTAGTCCTAGCGCACAACACTCAGTTTGATGGTGCTATTTTATCTTGGCGCTATGGTATCAAACCGAAGGGTTGGCTCGATACACTTTGTATGGCTCGTGCTACCCATGGTGTTGAGGCGGGTGGTAGTCTTAAAGTATTAGCTGAACGTTATAACATCGGCGAAAAAGGCACGGAAGTAATAAATGCTATGGGCAAACGCCGTAACAACTTTACCCAGTCAGAGATAGATGCCTATGGTGAGTATTGTAGGAACGATGTGGATTTGACATACACGTTGTTTAACATACTTATGTTACCTGGGATTGGTGGTGGTTTCCCTATGAAAGAACTCAAGGTAATCGACACAACTCTAAAGATGTTTATTGAACCGGTATTGGAACTAAACTTACCATTACTTGAGCAACACTTAGAAGATACTAAAAACAAAAAGGAAGCCCTACTACTAGCGTGCGTGGCAGACAAAGATACGCTGATGTCAAACGAGAAGTTTGCAGATATATTAAAGTCTTTGGGTGTAGACCCCCCTACAAAGATCAGTGCACGCACTGGCAAGGAAGCGTGGGCATTTGCTAAGACCGACGAAGCGTTCAAGCAACTGGCATCACATCCTGATCCTCGCGTTCAGGCTTTGGTCGAAGCAAGATTGGGCAACAAGACTACGCTTGAAGAGACGCGCACGCAACGCTTTATTGACATAGCCAAGCGTGGGAAGTTACCTGTACCAATTAAATATTACGCGGCGCACACTGGGCGGTGGGGCGGTGATGACAAGATTAATCTACAAAACCTACCTAGCCGTGGGGCAAACGCAAACAAGTTAAAGAAAGCTATATGCGCTCCCGAAGGGTATGTGGTTATTGATGCAGACTCGTCGCAGATTGAAGCACGAACGGTTGCGTGGTTGGCGGGACAAACAGATTTAGTGGAGGCATTTGAGAATGGCGAGGACGTATACAAAATCATGGCATCTGCTATATATAGCAAGGATGTCTCAGAAATATCTACGGCAGAGAGGTTTGTGGGTAAAACGACGATTCTCGGCGCCGGATACGGCATGGGCGGTAAGAAGTTCCAAGCCCAACTTAAAACATTCGGAGTCGATATACCGGAAGATGAAGCGAGCCACATTATACAAATTTATCGGGCGACTTACGGAAAGATACCCGAACTATGGAAACAAGCGGGTAGATGCTTAGACGCCATAATATCTAAGCAAGCATGCTCTTTGGGTGTGCCTGATGTAGTTGGATTTGACCCATACAAAGCAGGGTTTTTATTACCCAGTGGGTTATGGCAACGCTACGAAGGTATTGATAAAGTTACAGACCCTCAGGGTAATACCCAATTTGAATACCCGACAAGACGCGGTATGGTAAAGCTTTACGGCGGTAAAGTAATTGAGAACATTTGTCAAGCAGTGGCGCGTTGTGTGATTGCTGAACAAATGATTAAAATAAGCCAACGATATAGGGTAGTTTTAACGGTGCATGATGCCGTTGCCTGTATCGCAAAAGAAGAAGAGAAAGAGGAAGCCCTTCAATACGTGATGGAATGTATGCGTTGGAGACCAACGTGGGCGGATACTTTGCCTTTAAATTGTGAAGCAAGTTATGGATATAGTTACGGAGATTGTTGATGGAATACTCGTCTTTTTTACTAGAGGCAAAACGAAATTTAAAATTATACGAAGAGGCGATGAGAGATAAGGAATACAAAGAAGCAGAGGAGCATGCACTAAATACACTAGCAGAACTTAGACTATTAACGGTATTAGCGAAAAATGCAGGACAAGAAAAATAAACCACCACAACCCAATATGACACAGCAGGAAGTAGCAGAGGTGTTGGGAGTATCTCGTGCGGCGGTGGCTGATTTAGAAAAGAACGCTCTGCGCAAACTTAGAATTGCTTTAAAGAAGCGTGGTTACACTATGAAAGACTTTTTTGGGAGAGACTAATGAAGAGTATTACAGATTTAGAAACACACATACATAACCTTTGGACAGTCAAACAACAAATTCAGACGTTGTTGTGGCGCTATATGGATCACCCCGAGGTCATGACAGAAGACGAAATGGCAAATCAACTAATTGCGGTCGAGTATACCCTTGACCTGTATTGCGAAAAGTTATTTGACGAATACAAAAAGATCGCGCAACTTGACGAGTACGCTACGGATGAAGCTAAGGCATATAGAGAAGCTATGCTTAATAAGATATACAAGAAGAAAAAGAAAAAACTTGACGACGACAGGTGCTAAATGGTCTACTACATAGTTTTAGGAACATTATTATTTTTAGCAATCGTTGGAGTACTTTCAGCAATCTTTTGGAAAAACAAATGACAAACAAATATACATGGTCGTACTCGTCGCTTAGTTTATTTAAGCAGTGCCCGCACCGATACTATCGGCTAAAAGTAGTTAAAGATATTACGGAACCGCTTGGCGAACACTTGGTCTATGGTAATGAAGTTCATAAAGCCGCCGAAAACTACATTGGAAAAGGCACACCAATTCCCGAGCAGTTTAGCTTTATGCAAGACCATCTCGACAAACTCAAAGACATCCCCGGCGAGAAATTGTGCGAAGAACGGTTAGGGCTGACCTATGATTTGAAACCCTGCACCTTTTTTGCCAAGGATGTTTGGTGGCGCGGGGTGGCTGACCTTTTGATTATCCAAGAGGATCGTGCGTATGTTATTGATTATAAAACCGGAAAGGCAAAATTTGCCGAAACCGATCAGCTAGAACTACTTGCTTTGGCAGTTTTCAAACACTACCCGCAAGTCAAAAAAGTCAAAGCTGGGTTACTATTTGTAGTAGCCAACGACTTTATAAAAGCCAACTTTGAGCAGGATAACGAAGGGGTGTATTGGAGCAAGTGGCTAGAAGATACCAAGCGCTTAGAGGGAGCGATTGAGAGCAACGTTTGGAACAAAAAGCCAAACTTTTCCTGTAAGGGTTGGTGTCCAGTAACCGACTGCGAACATAATGGGAAACAACACTAATGCCATACACTAAATCACCAAGACCCTATAAAAGGGAATATGCCTTGCAAAAAGCAAGGGGCGAACACGAGAACCGCATGGAGCGCCAACGTGCTCGTCGTGCTATTGATAAAAACGGTAAAGATGCAAACGGCAACGGCAAAGCTGACGCACGTGAGGGTAAAGACGTAGCCCACAAAAAAGCATTAGACAAGGGTGGTTCTAATAAACATGGTGTGTATATCACCACACCGGCTAAGAATCGTTCCTTTAAAAGAGATTCGCAAGGCAATTTAGTTTCTGAAGTAAGTAAGAGAGAGCGTAAAAAGAAGGTTTGATGTTGTAGTGATGTCGTGAAGTAAGGTATGAGTGATAGCGACAGGGTTCTCATAGCCCAAATAACCATATCAGTTATCGTTGCCAGTTAGTTGATCTGATCTTTCGCAGATACGACTTCCCTCCTTGGGCAGAGAGATAGCCGACTAGCACCCGTAAGGTGCAACTCAAAACATGTGTTTTGAGCGATTTGTCGTCGGAGAAGAGAGTGCAAATAATAGAAAACAAAGCATTATTACTAAAAGTCAAAGACCCAAACCGCATACTGACGGTTATCCCTAAGAGCAGAATGTTAGATAGCGGGGAAGTAGTTGTTAAGTGGGGCATCGAAGAGTCCCAAGTATTAAAAAACCTAAAGATAAAAAACGTACCGTCCCCAATTACTGCTCACTACGAGTGGCCCGGTTTGTATAAACCGTTCGATCATCAAAAAGAAACCGCCTCATTCCTAACTCTACACCGCCGTGCCTATTGCTTTAACGAGCAAGGCACAGGCAAAACCGGTAGCGTAATTTGGGCGGCTGATTATTTAATGAAGCTGGGCGTTATCAAACGCGTGCTCGTGTTATGCCCACTATCCATTATGCAATCGGCTTGGCAAGACGATTTGTTTAAGTTTGCCATGCACCGCACATGTTCCGTTGCTCATAGCTACTCAAGAGAAAAGCGGATTCAAGCCGTCAATAGTGGTTCAGAATTTGTCATTTGTAACTTTGACGGATTAGGAATCATAAAAGAGGCAGTTGAGCAAGGAGGGTTTGACCTAATTGTCGTGGACGAAGCAAACGCGTATAAAACAGTTTCGACTACAAGATGGAAAACGTTGAACTCTATACTTAAACCAAACACATGGTTATGGATGCTGACAGGAACACCCGCATCCCAATCCCCCACGGATGCTTACGGATTAGCCAAACTGATAAACCCTAGCGGCGTCCCGCGATTCTTTGGTTCGTTCCGCGACACTGTAATGCACAAGATTACACAGTTCAAGTGGGTTCCGAAACCAAACTCAGAAAAGATAGTTCACGATATATTGCAACCTGCAATACGGTTTACAAAAGAAGATTGTTTAGATTTACCTGATATGACCTATGTTACTAGGGACGTTCCGCTTACGGCACAGCAGATGAAATACTACGAGATCATCCGTAAAAATATGATAGCCCTTGCCGCGGGTGAGCAGATCACAACAGTAAATGCGGCGGCTAACCTAAACAAGTTACTACAATTATCTTGCGGTGCAGTATATTCAGACAACGGCGAAGTCGTGGAGTTTGACGCTTCTAGTCGTATCAATGAACTAAAAGAAGTTATAGAAGAAGCAAGCCATAAAGTTTTGGTATTTGTACCGTATCGCCATGCTATTGAGATTATTACCGAAGAACTAAAGCGTAGCAAAATAACAACAGAAATTATTAATGGCGACGTGCCACCTACCAAACGCACAGAAATATTTAAGCAGTTCCAAGAAACACCCAACCCAAGAGTGCTTGTAATACAACCACAAGCGGCTTCCCATGGCGTAACGCTAACCGAAGCAAACGTAGTGGTATGGTTTTCCCCTATTACATCAGTAGAAACTTATCTACAAGCTAACGCTCGTGTGCATCGTGCGGGACAACGCAACCCCACCACAGTCGTGCATCTACAAGGCTCGCCGGTCGAAAAGAAAATGTACAAGATGTTGCAGTCTAAGATTGACATCCACACACAGATGATTGACCTTTATAAAAATATTTTGGAGGACTCTTGACAAAGTCAAATATTGGTACTAAATTATAGGTATAACTATATGGAGAAGAGTATGGAAAATATTACGGCTGATAAGCTAGTTAAAACCTACATCAAGATTCGTGATAAACGTGCTGAACTTAAAAAGCAGGACGACGATCTTGAAGAACAACAAAAAATAATTGAGTCTGAATTACTTGAGATTTGCAAAGCTACTGGCGCAGAAAGTTTGCGCACAGAGTTTGGCACAGTCTCTCGCAAAGTCAGCAAAAGATATTGGACGAGCGATTGGAGTTCGTTCTATGATTTTCTTAAGAAGCACGATGCCGTTGATTTATTAGAAAAGCGTATAGCGCAATCAACGATGTCTGCGTTCCTTGAGGAAAACCCCGACCTATTGCCGCCGGGGCTACAAGTCGACCGTCAGTTCACTGCGGTTATTCGTCGTAAATAAATGGAGAAGATAATGAGCAACGAACTTGCTATGTTAGATGGAGGGTTGCCGGCGCACCTTAAAGTTGCCGAACTTGACGACACTACTAAAGCCCTGATGGGCGATACCGGCGGTGGAAGCAAGCGTATTTCTATCGAAGGCGGTGTATGGCGCTTGTTGATTAATGGTAAGGAAGTAGCCATTAAAGAAGAGCGTTCGCTAAATGTTGTAATTGTCGCGGCTTCCTCAAAGGTATCCCGCACATATTACGCAGGTGTATACAAGAAGGGACAATCCGGACCTCCTGATTGTTGGTCTGCTAACGGAGATTTCCCCGACAACAGTATTGCCGAACCACAAGCTAAGAGTTGTGCAAGCTGTCCACAAAACATCAAAGGTTCAGGACAGGGCGATAGCCGTGCTTGCCGATACAGTCAGCGTATTGCAGTTGTGCTAGACAACGATATTGGTGGCGACGTGTTCCAATTAACCCTACCTGCCACATCTATTTTTGGTGAGGGCGAAGCGGGTAAATGGCCTTTGCAAATGTATGCAAAGATGATTGGCGCTAAGAGCGTTCCGATTACTGCGGTAGTAACTGAGATGCGGTTTGATACGGCATCATCTACTCCTAAGATTACATTCAAGCCAGTGCGCTTCTTGGAATCCAACGAGATCGCCGTAGCTATCGAGCAAGGCAAGAGCGAGTCAGCTATGCGTGCAATTACCATGGTTGTTCCTAAACCTAAGACAGATGCAACGCCCAAGCTAGAAGCACCTGCTCCTAAAGCCGAGCCTGCGCCAAAAGCACAAGCCAAAGTCGAAGAGCCGGAAGAAGTTGAAGAGCCTACTAAGCGTACAACTAAGAAGGAAGAGCCCGCACCCAAGAAAGACTTGAGTAAGGTTCTTGCCGATTGGGATGACGAGGAGTAGACCATGTCCAAAGGCTATTCGGTTACGTTTATTAACGAAGTGAATAGTGCCGACAAATCAAAGATTGGTGTGTTATTCGGAAGTGCTTGTATTAAAAAGGATATTCCTGTATCCGACGTAGCCACCTTCTTTGATGTTTCACGCATGACAGTCTATTCTTGGTTTCGTGGTAAAACTAATGTCCCACAGAAGCACCAAGAAAAGATGCAAAAGCTTGTTGATAAATTGATGATTAAGTAGTACTGGGGGGCTAGGGTAGCACCCGAAGAGAGTGTATCGCCGTCCACTCCTGCCCATCCATTTTTGACGGTTAAAGGCGATTATGTTAACGAATATATTTTTGCAACAAATCCTCCCACCAACAGGACAATACTGCGTGGTTGGATTGAAGAAAGACGGCGCACCAAGACAAAAATTGGTCGCGTCAATAGAAGAGTTAGAAAGATTAGGTAACGCATTAGCAAACGACGGATATGAAACATACTTTGCATTAGCATCATTTGCAGACCCCAAAGGGGGTAGGGTAAACGCTAATGCCGTAGCGTTGAAGTCCTTCTTTATAGATTTGGATTGTGGGCAGGGCAAGCCTTACGAAACCCAAGAAGAGGGCATGAAAGCGCTCAAAGCGTTTGTTAAGAAGCTTGGGTTGCCTAAACCTACGGTAGTCAATTCAGGGCGTGGATTGCACGTTTACTGGGCTTTAGAAGAGCCTATGCCAAAGGAACAATGGAAGCCCCATGCCGAGGCATTTAAGCTTCTCTGCGACACCTATGACTTGAAGGCTGACCCAGTAGTTACGGCTGACGTAGCCCGCATCCTGCGTATTCCCAATACGTTCAACTTTAAGGACGAGATGCCCATACCTGTTGAGGTGCTGATTTCAGGTTCCCTGGTAGCTAACTCTGTTTTCAAAGATCTTTTAAAAGTATCTGACATAGAAACAACACAAGAGCAAGATATTTTTGCGGGTATGAAGGGCAAGCCATTTATCCCTAGGGAGATGGATGCGCTGACCATGGCGCTGATGGGCAATAGCCAGTCTAGGTTTAAGACGGTACTAATCAAAAGCTTGGAAGGTGAAGGATGCCCACAGATAGTTAATATCTATGAAAACCAAGATTCGATAGAAGAACCCTTATGGAGAGCAGGACTTAGTATTGCTCATGCTTGTGTGGATGGAGAAAAGGCAATACACATAATCTCTAAGAACCACCCCGACTACTCTAAATACACAACAGAGAAGAAGGCAAACGATACTAAAGGACCTTATACCTGCGCTACATTTAAGAAGATCAATCCTAAATTGTGCCAAGGATGTCCGCACAAAATTACCTCGCCAATCCAACTTGGTAAGGAGATTGCGGAAGCCGAAGAAGAAAGCGTAGTTGTTGAGAAAGAAAAGGCAACAAACGAACTCAAGGAATACACAATCCCAAAGTACCCATACCCTTTCTTCCGAGGCAAGGTTGGAGGGGTGTACGTACGTAGTAAAAACCCCGATACGGATGAAGACGAAGATGCGCTTGTCTACGCATACGACTTTTATGTAGTCAAGCGTATGCACGATCCCGATAAGGGCGAATGTATTTTATTAAGACTGCACTTACCAAAGGACGGTGTTCGTGAGTTCATCATGCCTTTGACCGCGGTGCTATCCAAAGATAGATTTAGGGATGCTATTGCTGAGAAGGGCGTAGCGGTTTTAGGAAAGAAACAGGAAACACTGATGGCTTACATAACTAGATGGGTAGAAGAACTGCAAGCTAGTTCAGAAGCAGAATTAGCACGCAAGCAATTTGGGTGGTTGTCTGACGATAGCGCCTTTATTCTTGGCGACAAAGAGATCACGGCTACGGAAATTAAATATAGCCCACCCACGGCAACTACATTAGAACTTGTGCCGATGTTTAGGCAAAAGGGCGACTTCCACATATGGAAAGATGTTATTAATGCCTACTCTCGTGACCACATGGAAGCCAAAGCATTTGCTTTATTCATGGGGTTTGGCAACGTCCTGCTTAAATTTACTAACCTAGAGGGTTATCTGCTAAGTCTTAAATCACAAGGTTCAGGATCAGGTAAGACGACTATTCTGCACGCTATTGGTAGTATCTACGGACACCCCAAAGACTCATTGATGCGGGTCAAAGATACTTACAACCAAAAGCTTCAGCGTATTGGCACGTTCCAAAACATACCAATCTTGTTTGACGAGATGACTAATATGCCCGCAGACCAAAAGTCAAACCTAACGTATGACATTACCGAAGGTCGCGCCAAGAACCGTATGCGTTCACAAGAAAACGCAGAGCGCGTCAATCATACGAAGTGGGCAACAGGATTAATCACAACGTCCAACCGGTCGTTACGGGATGACTTGCTATCTATCAAGGCATTTCCCGAAGGCGAACTAATGCGTATTATGGAGTTGCATATCTTCAACGATCCTAATGATGATCCTGAATGGTCTCGCAAACACTTTAACCGGCTGTATGACAATTATGGGCACGCCGTATTCCCATACATCCAATACATCGTTAGCCACTTGCCTGAAGTAATTACGTTTATTGGCACGATGCAGTCCAAGATAGAGCAAGCCGCGGAGATTAAATCGCATGAGCGCTACTGGTCGGCTATGTCTACGATCGCTATCGTAGGCGGGATTATTTCCAAGAACCTTGGACTACACGATATTGACCACAAGCCGGTTCTGAAGTATATTATTCAGCACATTAAAGATTCTAGGCATCAGAACAAGATGCTGATGCTTGAAAGTAGCGACTTCTTGGGTGGGTTCATTAATCGCAAGTTCCATGAGACTCTTACGATTAACGGTAAGAAAGACGGAAAAACCGGACTGGAAACCGGACCTATCCGAGAACCCAAAGGCGCACTTACTATCCGCTACGAGCCCGACACAAAGCTATTGTTTGTGGTGGCTAAGGAATACCGAGCCGAATGTGCCAAGATGCAACTCAACGTTGATGAGTCATTGTCGATGCACAGGAAGAACAAGGCGTTCCTTGGCACCAAACGCAAGCGTATGACTGCCGGCACCATTATGGGCGCTGAAGTTAACGTTCCAGCCTTTGTGTTTGACGCTACTAAACTAGATTTTTTCCGTGAAGATAAGTTCCTAAATGCTCAAGATTCTGAATCTGATAGTGCTGATTCCGTGGAAGAAGTTTGAGCCGGGGCAGTCTTTATTTGTCCCTTGTTTAGACCGGAAAGCCCACTGCAAAACTTTAAAAGCCGAAGCAGAGCGGTGGGGTTATAAGATTATCTGTAAAGAAGTTATAGAAAAAGGTCTGTATGGCTTGCGAATATGGAGGGTTGAGTGATAATTAAGTCACTCTTCTCCTCAAAAAGCACGAGGACTTAGCCCCGCCACTTCCTGCGGGGTTCTTTTTTAAAACCCAGCCCTTTGGCGTAGGTCGTAAACTTGCTCGAGGACTTTCTTTTCTAGTTCACGAAGTTTTCTAAGTTCCTCGCCCTTACGCTCGGCAGACATCTGCGACTCAGGGGCTTCATATATTTCGTTTTCACGAGCACGAATCTTCGCCAGCTGATTGTTAATTGCATTAACTTGGCTACGAAGACCCAATAAATCTTTCTTCTCTTCCATAAACTCTTTGGCTTCTTCAATCTGCCCGCGTTTCTTCATGCGGTTAAAGCCGTTAACTGCCTTATCTACTTCGGTGCGCAGTTCATAGAAGTCGTTCTTAGCGGCACTACCGTACTCACGATAGAAGAACGCACTAAGTCCGGGGAACGTAGCCAAGGCATCTTGCATGGTCTTCTCAGGTGCGGGTATGTCTTGACCGGCGTTAATCATCCAGTTTGTACCCGATAGGAACAACCCACCAGTAGTACCAAAATAACCTCTGATTAAATGGTCAATATTGACCGGCGCTATAATTCCCGCTTTACCTAATATCTTGGCTAACTCAGATGTGTAGTTAGAATATTGTTGCGCGGTCGGTAAGTCCTCCAAGCCTTGCCCAATGATCGGCCTACCTGTAAACGTGTTGTAGTTTGCAAATACTTCAAGGGCCGGCTTAGCTACCTGCGGTGCTACGGTTGGGCTAAGGATAGCGTTAGCCACTGCATCAGCCATACCCCTACGCATCTTCTTACCGTCGGTG